AAAAATTATGCAGGAATGTTTATTGAAGCACAGTCAGATAGATTAAGTAATGAAGAATTATTTAAACAAATTGGAGCTGAAACAAAATCATTTATGGACACTGGTACAAGTGGTGAAAGAGCAAATGATTTATTTATAAGTGGTTTTAAAAAATATTTAGAAGTTGTTAATGACCAAGAAGGTTTTGATTATGCCAGACAAGTATTAGATGGTCTTGGTAATCTTAAATTAGGTACAGGATTTTTTGCAGGCGATAAAGGTAGAAGAAGAAATGAAGTTGTTAGATTAGAATTAATAGAAGAATTAAATGCAAAAGAAATAGAATTTTATGAAGGTAATAAAAAAAGAAATACAATTAAAGAAGATGTAAGAAAACAAAATTTAGAACTAGATTACTTTCAAGAGTACAATAAAGAAGATTTTGATTTGCCTTTATTTATTAATCAAAAGATACTAGATGAAGACAGTGGTGAGATAAAAAATAAATTTTCTAATAAAGATAAATTATATTTTAGAACTTTAAATAAAGCAGTAATAGAAAGTACAAGAGTTTCTGAAAGTTCTATTAGTGCGATTGTAGAATTAGAAAATCTTAAAGATGAAAACATTTATAAAGTTAGAGATAGAGCTTTAGAATTAGCAAAAGATGGGCAGTTATCTTTGGCTGATTTCAAATTATTCAGTACATCTGCACAAACTAAATTACTTTATGAAAGAAATATTTACTTTTTACAAAGCGCACCTTTTCAAGATTACATGTCTATTTTTAAAGATAAAAACAATTCATCTACACAATTAGGTATTGAGCTTACAGCTATTAAAAATAGATTTACAGGTAATGTTACTCAATGGTTTGAAGAAAACAAAGATGATGACCAATATAAAGGTAAGCCTAGAGCATTTCAAAAAGCTTTAGACGCAGAAGTTAAAGAACAGCTTGGTGTTGTTTTATCAGGCAATAATCAAATAAGAGGAAACTTTAATTATTACAAAGACTTATTCTTAAGAGAATATGGAATTTTAATACCTAAACCAGATGGAATGAATTAATGGCACAAATAATAAATAGAAATGGAAAAGAATATGTTTTCCCAGACGATTTTACAGAAGAGCAAATAAACAAAGAATTAGAAAATCTTGATAATCCTGCTCCAGTACAAACTGAAGAAACTGAACCAGAAGAAGAAAGAGGTATTCTTACAGATGTACCTTACCAGGCTTATGCAGGTGCAGTTAAAGGAGCTAAATCAGCAGTTAATCTAATTGAAGGTATTGCTCAAAAGGGAAAAGAAGTCACTGGTTATGGTGGATGGACATTTGGAGAAAACGCTTCAAATGGTTTTGCTGAATATCATACTTATGAAGATGTAATTAAAAATAATATTAAATTACCTATTTCTGGTGATGTCACTAAAGTAGGAGATAGTGCAATCAAAGAAGCACTACCAGACCCAGATGATGCAGATACAGCATTAGGAAGTGTTACTTCAAGTATCAGTCAATTTATATCTGGTTGGTATTTAACAGCACCAATCAAACCATTAAAATTTACTAAAGGTGCCAAAGCTACAACTAACTTTGCAAAAGCTACAACAAGAGGAGCTGTTGCAGATTTCGTAGCTTTTGATGAAGAAACAGGAAGATTTGTAGATATGGTTAATACACAATTTCCATCATTACAAAATCCTCTTTTTGATTACCTATCATCTGAAGGTAAGGATGAAACTTTTTATGAAGCAAGATTAAAAAATGCAATTGAAGGAGCATTACTTGGTGGAGTAATGGAAGGTGTTGTTAGAGGTTCAGCTCCATTTATTAAAGAACAATTAAGTGGTTTTTCTCAATGGATGAAACTTAAAAGAAAATCTTTAACTGGTGAAAATGTTGATATGGCTAAACTTGCTAAATTAGAGCAAGGTTTGGTTGAGAGTGCTGAAAGAAATTTAACACCTAGTGGTAAAAATAGTACAAAGAAATTAGTAGATAGTATTATTAATGATAGTGGTACAGAGCAGATAGGTGGAATTGTTAGAACACTTAAAGATAAAGCTGAAGCAGAAGATATTAATAAAAGAATAGTAGATAACTTTACAGGTTTTATTGAAAGAGCAAAGAAAGGTGAAAAAGGTTTAAACTTTAAAGATATAGATGAAGCTTTAGATTTAGGTTTATCACCGAGAGCATACGCAGATACAGACTTTGGTATTATTGTACTAGATGCGCTTCAAAGAGTAATAAGAAGTGAAAAGAAATTTGATGTTATGTCTACAGAAATTATTGAGAGACAAGCAACTAAACAAGGTTATGACATAATACAAACTACAAAGATGTTAGGCCAACTTGGTAAGAAAATGGAAGATGGTCTAAAGTTTATGTATGCTTCACAAGCTATTCAACAAAACTTGGCAGATGCTTTATATAAAATGTCTGTTGGTTTATCTAAAGGAACAAAAGAATTTACAGAGAATGAAGCTAAAATAACTACAGCTTTATTAATGAGATTAATGAGATTTGATGACAAGGTAGCATCTAATCTTGGTAGAGGTCTAAATTTAAGAAGAGTATTAAAAGATAGTAATGTTGATTTAGACAGACAGAATATTCTTAATTTAGTTAAAAGCATGGATACCTGGGATGGTGACTTCAAAGCTTTCTATGAAGGTATTGCAGTAGTTAAAGATAAAAACATGCTTACTAGAATTGTAGACTTTATATTTAGAAATAAATTCTGGAATAGAGCCAATGAAGTATGGATGTCTTTTGCATTATCTAATCCAAAAACACAGGTAATTAATACTATATCAACTGCTAACAACTTATTCTTAAGACCAGTTGCTACTTGGGCAGGAAGTAAAATGACCTGGGGTATGGATGATTTTACTAAAGCTCAAATGAGAGAACAGGGTGATGAAGCATTAGCAACAATTGCAGGTTATAGAAGTTATTTATCTGATGCTGTCACATTCATGAAAAAATCATTTAATGAAGAAGATAGTATTTTATTTGCAGGTTCTACAAAGTTTGACACAAACACAAAAGCTTTAGGAAACAGTAGATTAGCAAAAGCTGTTAGAACACCATTAAGAGGATTAACAGCAGTTGATGAATTTTTTAAACAGATTGCTTACAGAAGTAAGTTAATGGCTATGGCTGTTAGAGAAGCAAGAACTCAAGGATTATCTACAACAAAGAAAACATTAACATTACCAGATGGTAAACAAATATCTGAATTTGATGAGTATGTAGCTAAAAGATTTAAAGCAGGATTTGATGAAACAGGAGTTATTGCAGTAGACAAAGAAGCTTCTCGTTTTGCAAAAGAAGTTACATTCACAAAAGATTTAGATGGAATTTTAGGTAAGGTTCAACAAATTACAAATGAAGTTCCAATCATGAAACAAATTTTACCATTTGTAAAAACACCTTCTAACCTAGCATTACAAGCAATTGAAATGACACCATTTGGTTTAGTAGGTAAAAACTGGAAACATACAACTGGTGCATCAAGAGACGCTGTTAGAATTGCAGAAGTAAGAGGAAGAGTTGCAGTTGGAACAGGTATCTTAAGTTTAGCAAGTTTATTATCAGTAAGTGGTTTAATTACAGGTGGTTATCATCCAGATAAAAATGTTAGAAGATTACAACAATCACAAGGCTTCCAACCTTATTCTATTAAAATTGGAGATACTTACATTGAATATGGAAGACTAGACCCAATTGGAATGTTGATAGGTGTAGTTGCTGATTACTCTACAATTTATAATGACCTTAATGATGAAGATAGAGCAAAGATAGAAAACAATGCTTTATCATTTATGGTTAATTTACAACAAGGCGCAGAAGAAAATATTGGCCTGGATACTAAAATTATGAATGGAATTACTTCTACTTATAAAGCAGGTTTTAAAAATATTGCATCTAAAACATATTTAAGAGGATTGATTGATTTCTTAAAAGCTGTCGATGGTACAGATGTAGATAAGAGAGGAGCATGGTGGTTACAAAATAAAGCCAGTTCTTATGTTCCTAATTTATTTACTAAAATTATGAATGACCCATTCTTAAGAGAAACAACAAATACTGTTGAAGCATTTAAAAAGAAACTTGGTGGAATGGACTTACCTAAAACTTATAATGTTTTAGGAGAACCAATTATGAGTAATCAAGGTACTATTGGTAGATTATTTAATGGTTTAATTAATCCTTTAACAGTTAAAACAGAAAAACAAGATGCTGTTTTAAAATCATTAGTTGATAATGAAATTAATATTCCTGCTTTAGAAAGAGTTATCAAAGATGTTGATTTAACTAAATTTGTAAACAAAGAAACAGGAATGACAGCCTTTGAAGAATATAATGAATTGATTGGTAAATCTGGATTAAGAAAAGAACTAGAAAGTTTAATTAAAACTGACAGATATAAAAATGCACCAACTGAAATTATAGTTGATGAAAACCTTAAGATACAAGGTGGTAAAAAAGCTATGATTTATAATATTGTTAAAAGATATAGAGATATAGCTTTCTCTCAAATTCAATTTAATTCTAAATATAAATCAGTAATGAACGATAAGATTAGTCTTAACCAGGCGTACATTAATAAAGAAATTATTAAAAGCGTTGGTAAAGCTACAAACAAAATTCCTAATATGACACAAGGTATTTACGATTTCATAGACCAAAGCAAGTAAGGTCATAAAAGGACACTTTAGATATATAAACAATGTCATTTTTAGCTCGTGTGTCGTACACAGCAGATGGAAGTACAGACACATTTTCATTTTCGTTTCCCTATATTCTATCTTCACATGTAAAAGTATATGTTGATGGAGTTGAGGATACTGGGGTAACATTTCCAACTACATCTACAGTTCAATTGTCATCAACGCCTGCTAATGGAGCTGTTGTTCTTATTCAAAGAACTACACCTTCAGACGCAAGGCTCGTTGATTTCCAAGATGGGTCGGTTTTAACCTCTGCAGATTTAGACCAAAGTGCAGACCAAAACTTTTATATTGCACAAGAAACAACAGATAATGTTGCTTCTAAATTAGGATTAGATGCTTCAGATAGATTTGATGCTTTAAACAAAAGAATTATAAATGTTGCTAATCCAGTAAATAATAATGATGCTGTTAATAAAACTTATTTAGAAAACACTTGGTTATCTACAGCAGACAAAACAGCTTTAACTAATGTAAACTCTAACATAGCAAATATTAATGCAGTAAATTCTAACTCATCTAATATTAATTCAGCAGTTTCAAACGCTACAAATATCAATACAGTTGCAACCAACATTGGTTCAGTAAATACAGTAGCTACAGATATTGCAAAAGTAATTGCAGTAGCAAATGATGTAGCAGAAGCAGTTAGTGAAGTAGAAACTGTTG